TTATGGACGCATTATGGACATTCCTGACACCGGGTTAAGAGTCACAGCATCTTGTAAGAAATCCGGTGCAAAGTGTGCGTAGGTCATAGTTTGCTGAATGTTAGAATGACCCAGGATGCGCTGCAATGTGATTATGTTACCTCCATTCATTATAAAATGTGTGGCAAATGTATGCCTCAAAACATGTACTGCTTGTCCGTCAGGTAAATCGGGTTTTACTTCCCTGAGAGCGTTACGCACTTTGTAGTAACTGGCATTAAAAAGCCTGCCTGAATTTTTGGTCTTGATCCGTTTAATCAGGTCCTGCGAAACGGGAATTGTCCTGCGTTTTCCGTTTTTAGTTTTCATAAACGTAACCATCTGGTTAATGATGTGTTCAGCTTTTAAATTAGATACTTCACTCCAGCGTCCACCAGTAGAAAGGCAGACCAGAGTTGCATTTAATTCATCACCATCAAGCATGGATAACAGCCGCGTAATCTCTTCACTGGACAAAAAAGCCATTTCCGTAACAGCTTCACGTAACCGTTTAATCTCACGGAACGGGTTGTGAGAGTGGTATTCACCGGCGTCAATTAACTTGGTGAACATCCCGCTCATTATTGCCAGATGTCGATTTACGCTGGCTGGTTTCAGACCATCGTTCATCATTACAACGCGATAATCAGTTATCGTTTTCTTTGTTAGCTGGTCAGCTCTGGACACTCCCATTTCTGCAAATTTGGCGATTATTGTCGTTAAACGCCCCCGTTCAATATCTCCACGCTCATGTGATTTTCCGTGATATATCCACCATCTGCCTAACAACTCTGTAAGAGTTCGGCGGTCGGCTGGTTTCTCCAACCACTCTTTGTTGTGGTAGTTAACCAGTACATGACGTTCGAATGCTTGAGCTTCACCTTTAGTTTTAAATTTCCGCCTGATACGTTTTCCATCTGCACCCTGCGGTCTGACGTCCACTTCATAACGACCATCATCGAGCTTTTTAATAGACATAAAGCCCTCCGATGACGCTGTTTACTTCTACTACTTGAAAATTAATGCAATTTTCTTTCGTACATTTACTACACACATATGCTGAATAAATCGTCAGCCAGTCTTCTGGTCTGAGTGGTGCAAGGTTGTTGAGTCTTGCCCAATGTGTGCGAGAGCCGGGGCTATTTGTCCAGCTGCTGGATCTGTTTCATCAAACATGAACCAGTCACGATACTTGCGAAAGCGTGGATGCTTAAACAGCTTCATACCTGCTTCCATAGGCATTTTTGATTTTCCTGATTCATATCCATGATATGTGTAGTAATTAATTCCAATTAATTCAGCAAGTTCCTTAGTTTTAAGGCGTTCGGATTCACGGATGAGCTTTAGTTTCTCACTTTGTTCACTTGACATAATTTTGCTAATCTCCAATTATATTGTTACTTGGCAATTTGTGATTCGCTCAAAAAGGCTCTAGATGGCTCCAGTTGGTGAATCGCAAATCTTATGGAGGATAGCAAAGTGACGACAAATGTAGAAATTTCTTGTCCAACTAGCGATGAGGCAAGTTTCGAAAATGAAGCCAAACGTAAAAGCATTCAGATTTCAGAGCGCCCATCTGATTTGCTGTCGAAAGAAGGTTTTGCTCTTTACATCGGTAACCGGGGCGGTGCTGCGGGATATATCGCGAAATACATTTCAAAAAATATCGACGGCTATGCACTGGATGGTCAGCTCGATAACGATACCGGCAGACCGCTGAAAGATACTGCGGCGGCTGTTACCGCATGGGCGTCAACGTGGCGCATCCCGCAATTTAAAACGGTTGGTCTGCCGACAATGGGGGCTTACCGTGAACTACGCAAATTGCCTCGCGGCGTCAGCATTGCTGATGAGTTTGACGAGCGCGTCGAGGCTGCACGCGCCGCCGCAGACAGTGGTGATTTTGCGCTGTATATCAGCGCGCAGGGTGGGGCAAATGTCTCGCGCGATTGTCAGACTGTCAGGGTCGCCCGTAGTCCGTCGGATGAAGTTAACGAGTACGAGGAAGAAGTCGAGAGAGTGGTCGGCATTTACGCGCCGCATCTCGGCGCGCGTCATATTCATATCACCAGAACCACGGACTGGCGCATTGTTCCGAAAGTGCCGGTCGTTGAGCCTTTGACTTTAAAAAGCGGCATCGCCGCGCCTCGGAGTCCTGTCAATAACTGTGGAAAGCTCACCAGTGGTGATACTTCGTCACCGGCTCCCACGCCTTCTGAACACGCCGCAGCAGTGCTTAATCTGGTTGATGATGGTGTTATCGAATGGAATGACCCGGAGGTCGTGAGGGCGCTCAGGGGTGCATTAAAACACGACCTGAGAACGCCAAACCGTCAGCAAAGAAACGGAAGCCCGTTAAAACCACATGAAATTGCACCATCGGCCAGACTGACCCGGTCGGAAAGAATGCAAATTACCCGTATCCGCGTTGACCTTGCTCAGAACGGTATCAGGCCGCAGCGATGGGAGCTTGAGGCGCTGGCGCGTGGCGCGACCGTAAATTATGACGGGAAAAAATTCACGTATCCGGTCGCTGATGAGTGGCCGGGATTCTCAACAGTAATGGAGTGGAAATGATGGCAAAAATTCACGAGGTAAAGCTGCACGCAAAATATTTTGACCTTGTGCTGGAAGGAAAGAAACGCGCAGAGTTTCGGAAAAATGACCGTAATTATGAGCGCGGGGACACGTTGATTTTGCATGAATGGGTGCAGGGTGTGTATACGGGGCGAAAGGTTGAAGCCCGGATAACAGATGTTACTGACTTGTCAGACTGGCTGGAAGATTATGTCTTGCTAAGTATTGAGCTGCTTAATACAGGCGCATATGAGTTTGTGAACTGGAAAGAACTTAGTGAGCGTGGTCTGGTATTCAGAATTAATCATGAAATTATGCATCAGCTCGGCCTTGCTGTTGTGTATGAACCAGAGACGGGGATGTCTGGCGGGGCAGTGGTTGGTGCGGATGGGATATGGAACTATTCAGATGAACAGGTGGAGCGTGCACAGCAAAACGGGTGGCTTGGATAATGCACAGAATACCAGGCGAGATACCGCAGCATAAAACTAAAAATATCAAGCTGATGGCCATTGTTCACCGTCTACAGCAGATTATGGTCAACGAAAATCTGACGCCCGATGAGCTGGTCGGGTGTGCCGAAATAGTCCGGGATAATTACGTATGGCTTAACTATATCGGTCAGCCCAGCGCTGCACCGCCACCACGCAGACGATAGAGAACGCAGCCAGCTCAGGATTGGCGGGGGATAGAATAACGAGCATAGTGATGCGATTAGACAAACAGACTGACTGGTACACTTAGGATGGTTATAGTGGTTTCTAAGTGCTTTAGCGATACATCTGGTGGACTGTTTTACCAACCTCAGAGTTAGCTGAATTTTTAACAAAATACCATTTTGATAGATTTGCCTAATTTATTAATTAAACTATACTGGACTTATACACAGTGTTCTGTTAATTGTTAGGTTGGTAAGATATTGTGAGGAGGTGATTACTATCTTGGCATCAATCAAGTGGAGGTTAAATGATGAATATATTTGAACGTATTATAGGTAAAGCTGCTATTGAAAAGGAAAGAGAACTGGCGAGGAGGCTTGAAGCATCTGGAACAAACACTGTTGAGGTGGTAGGTCGAGGCGCGATTATCACATCTAAAGAAGACTTGGCAAGCTCAGATACAGTAAAATTGATGAAAATTAAAGCAAGAAAAATAGTTTCTGAGCAGGTAAAGCAAGAAGAAAAAATGGCTAAAGGGAATTAATAATGTTTGCTTTATTAATTATTCCATTACTTGTGAGTGGTTATATTGTATTAACCACTCATCCTTATCATTTCTATAGATTACACCGTTATGATGGGCAGTTGTTATATATGAAGTCAGCCGCCTTTGGTCTGTGGTGTTTTATATGGACATTGATTATAGCTTACTTAATAAAATGGATATGTCCGAGCTTCCATCCTGTCACGATGGTTCGGGAACAATTAGATCTCAAACTTAGTGACAATGGTACTGAAAGAATCATAGGATGGATGATTTTACTTTCATGTGGAACGATATTTTTGGCTTGGATATGGAGTGTCGGTGCTAGATATTTGGTTATATATAGAGCTAAAATTATAAATTATATCCAAGGGGTAAAGGCTGCCAATATTGATTATGAGAATCTTGTCATGCTAAGGATGAGGCAAGAGCTTATTAATGATAATCCAATGGATGAAATATTTTTTGATTCGTTAGTTGATAGACGTTCAATACTTATTACGTTGCAAAATAAAAAGACATATGTAGGAATTGTTAACGCATTAGGTGAGCCTAACGAGAAAGAAGGACCTAACCAGTATGTTTCAATCTATCCTATTATCTCTGGGTATAGAGATAAGGATTCATTGAAAGTAATCTTGGTGAATGAATATAGAGAGCTTGAGGATGCTGATACTAGTATCATCTTTCCACTAAAAGAAATTTCGCAAGTTTCTTGGTTTGATATGGATATTCATAAAATAGTTGAAAATAATAAGGTGTAGTAAATGGTCACCTATAAAAGGTGACCATAATGCTTATTTTTGACGAATCCTGATTTTTGGTTGTTCACGAACAACAATATCAGTTTCTTTCCAACCAAGATTATTTATTTCAACCTCGGCTTCGTTGTAGACTGTAGTAGAATTGGCAAGAGATCTTAACGTAATAGCCAATACAGCACGTTGAGGTGAAGATAGAGGCTCTTGCTCTGCTCGTCTCTGAACATCAAGTTTAAGTCTCCATTGCTCCCCATTTATACCTTGCGGAAATTGTTTTCTATAAACTTTGACTGGAGACCATTTGAAGCCATTTTCTATCAGTACCTTTTCAAATAATTCACTCTTTTCTTTTATTTGTGGAATTTTTCCGCTATGTATCCATTTAGCGTTAACTGGATCATAAGTGTAAGTCCCGAATGACACATCCACATTAGAACGGCAATATTCAGATGGGTAGTCATAATCAAGCGGTGGAGAATAAACGAGTGTCATAATAATTTCACCTGTGAATTTTCCATCCTCAGTACGTAATGACTGTGGTATTACAAATGGCGTTCTACTGAATTCAATACCTTCTCGGGTATCTATTTCAAATAGAAATGTAATCTCATTTTTATTGCAACCAATAATATCATTTATATGATCGCTTGGGCGTCCAAATCCTTGATAATTAAACGCATAATGCTCCGTTTTGGCTGGTGAGTTTTTTAACGCAGAATGAATTAATAGTGCCTTGATACGTTCAGGCGATGGTGAAATAGAACCATTAACATCTAGTTCATGCCACAGTGATGCCGCTAAACTTGAGATTAACGGTGCTGATAAACTTGTGCCAATACTTTCGCAAAGAGCATTGTCCTCGCCAATAGCTATGATTCCGGTATGTTCACAGTTTAATTTACTGTCACAATTACCTCCAAAGTGATTTATCTCTGGTTTGGGTATAAAGGCTGGGCCGGGACCTCTTCTAGAAAAAGATGAAGGTTCAAATCTTTTGACCACAGAGTCAGACGATTCTAAATGGGCAACTGAGCCAACAGTTAATGAACGAACAGAATCTGCGGGGGCTGATATTCTGTCATGCCCACCTAATTCTTGAGGAGGCCAGGTTCGTTGAGGATCATAAATGTAGTTGCCGGATGCTACGACGAAAAGACAATCATGCTCATCATGAAGTGCATTTAAAAAATGCCCCAATTCAGAGAAGCTGTCTTCAGAACATGGGGATTGACAACCTAATGACAGATTCCATACACGTACTTCTGGATAGGTGGTCACAGCCTCTCGGATAGCTTTCATTAATTGTGGCAATTTGAGCGTACCATCTTTGGGAAAGGCTGCAACATCAACAATTTCAGCTTGGCATTGAGGAAAACCAGCATAGTTATTCAACCATCTTCCATTAATTGCTAAACTTGCAACCATGTTCCCATGAGAATAGTCGTGTTCTCCTTTTACTAAATCTAAACTATCCCAAATCCATGGCCTAAGTATGTTGTTATTGGGATCGACTCCGCTATCTATAATTCCGAGTAGTGGATAATGTTTATCCTCTTGAGGTAAGGGAAAATCATCTAGGTCTAGAGTTTCAGCAGGAATATATTGCGATACTGTATGAGTAAGACCAAATGTTGGCATAGGTTCTAATTTTCGTATGCCAATAAAACTTGCCAGTTGGGCGATGTTATCATTCCCTTTTACTTCATATATACTCAAATCTGAACTGATATCATACTTTTTGGGTTTTTGTATTCCTAGTTCATCTGCAAATTCCATTAATTCTTTGTCGATACTGCGGTTAGTTGTTCTATCTTTATGGTCAAAGAGTTTCAGAAGAAAACTATCTGATTTATTTTTATCTATAACATCATGGTTAAGACTAAAAGGTTCGATCTTTTCAATTACAGCAATATGTACTGTCCCATTATGAGAATTAGTGCTATTTTCAATTTTTTTGCGAAGTTGTGCTAACCCTTTTTCAGTAACACTTATAAGTAATTCTCCAAAATTATCACTGCCTATTACGGGACATGTATTATCACCTAATAGGCTTGATGGGCGATGTGACTTAGCAAGAGCTTTTTCATGAAGAGTAACTCTAGCCACCGCCGGTATATTGGGCCATTTTTTAAATGAGCTCTGGAAAAAATTTTTAACGTCATCGACTTCTTGTTTGAGTCTATTTTTTAGACTAGTTGTTACTGTTCGGATAGGTTGTTTCTTTCCGAAATTATATGTTTTTTCAGTAAAATCTTGAGGTGTCGCCTCAATTATTTTTATTGGTCTTTCTTTGTTACTCATAATATCTCTCTATAGTTCTTAGTTAGCCTTGACACTTTAGCATTTGAAAGCCCTAGTATTTTTGCTATCTTTCGTATTGTAAATCTTTTGGGATTGTATTCTCTGAGAGTGGTCACAATCTTTATAAGTAAATTATCTTCTTCATCAAATGTAACTCCCTTCGCTTCTAAGATAGCCTCGACTAAAAATCGGGTATCGATTTGTTTATTATTGTAAACCAGAGCATGTCGCTCAGATCTTAAGCAGCATTGTTCTATAAATGAGCAGTTTAGCCCTGATGATATTTCCGCAAGGTCATCAACAAAATCGTCATATGTAGCTTTTATGTTTGAATATTGTTCAAATAGTTGTTTTCTGACTTCAAAATCAGGCAATCCAATAGATATTCTATACTCAAAGCGCCTCCAAACTGCGCTATCTAGAAGATTTTCATGATTACTTGCAGCAATCAATATTGTTTCTTCAGGTAGATTGTCAATATTTTGCAATAAAGAAACCACCACCCTCTTCAGTTCACCTAACTCATGCTGATCATCTCTAGCCTTTGCTAGAGAATCTAGTTCATCTAGAAATAAAACACATGGTGCTTTACTTGCATACTCAAATAGCTGCCTGATATTTTTAGAAGTAGACCCCAGATATGATGAGACTAAGGAGTCACATCTTGCAGTAAGAAGCGGTAAATTTAGACAGGATGCAATATATTTTGATGTCAAGGTTTTACCACAACCTGGTGGCCCATATAAAATCATAGAGGATGTCACGCCAAGACCGGCATCCTTTAATTCTTTAGCTCGTTCAGTGAAAGTCAAAAATTCTTTAATTTTTTTCAGAGTGCTATCTTTCAACAATGGGAGTTGAATTTCAGAAGACGGTTGAGTTACGTCTGCTAAATCAAATTTAGTTTCTTTATCTACAGGTAATGTATCAAGACGTTCAAAAATAGGTGATGTACTGCGTGATACTTTCTGCAAGTTAAACGTGTTTTTATCTTGAATACTACCTCTAATGGCTGAAGCAAGCTCAGGCAGCCCCATAGAATCATAGGAACGCGCGAGTTTCGAAGCCTGCCGAACAAAAGCAACTTTATCCCCTTTGAGTCCAAGACTGATAAGCTGCGAAAGTATCTCGTTTGTGGTCATTTGTGATACAAACCTCATTAATCTGTTGTCTAAATGGCTTATAGGTGAGACAAATTTCTATTTTAATGTAGTTTATATGTATTTTGGTGAAACGAACACTATGTTTTACATAAATCTTTCAGGTTTGGAGTTCTTGGAGGGCATAGAGTTGCATCAATTTGCATTCTAATTAGACTTTTTTATTGCTATCGTATTCTACATGTGACTAGGTCTGCCCTTCCTGATGCGTTTGCATTAAAACCTCCCCATGAAGCGGGCGGGCGAGGCGGGGAAAGCACTGCGCGCTGGCGGTGGTGCGGATTTTATTTTTTCAGCGTCTGAGCGCGTCGTGACGGCGCTTAGTCTGCCCGTTGAGGCGTTGGTGTGTCTGCGGGGTGTTTTGTGCGGTGGTGAGCGTGTGAGGGGGTGATGACGGGGTGTAAAAAAGCCGCCCGCAGGCGGCGATGTTCAGCCGTTGTCAGTGTCCAGTGAGTAGTTTTTAAATCGGATGACCTCCTGACCGAGCCAGCCGTTTATCTCGCGGATCCTGTCCTGTAACGGGATAAGCTCATTGCGGACAAAGACCTTTGCCACTTTCTCAATATCACCCAGCGACCCGACGTTCTCCGGCTTGCCCCCCATCAACTGAAAGGGGATGCGATGCGCGTCCAGCAGGTCAGCGGCGCTGGCTTTTTTGATATTAAAAAAATCGTCCTTCGTTGCCACTTCACTGAGCGGGATAATTTTAATGCCGTCGGCTTTCCCCTGTGGGGCATAGAGAAACAGATTTTTAAAGTTATTGCGGCCTTTCGACTTAACCATGTTTTCGCGAAGCATTTCGATATCGTTGCGATCCTGCACGGCATCGGTGACGTACATGATGTATCCGGCATGAGCGCCGTTTTCGTAATACTTGCGGCGGAACAGCGTGGCCGACTCATTCAGCCAGGCAGAGTTAAGGGCGCTGAGATATTCCGGCAGGCCGTACAGCTCCTGATTAATATCCGGCTCCAGCAGGTGAAACACGGAGCCGGGTGCGAAGGCTGTCGGCTCGTTGAAGGACGGCACCCACCAGTAAACATCCTCTTCCACACCACGGCGGGTATATTTTGCCGGTGAGGTTTCCAGTCTGATGACCTTACCGGTGGTGCTGTATCGCTTTTCCAGAAACGCATTACCGAACACCAGAAAATCCAGCACAAAGCGGCTGAAATCCTGCTGGGAAAGCCACGGATGCGGGATAAATGTCGAGGCCAGAATATTGCGTTTGACGTAAATCGGTGAGCTGTGATGCACGGCAGCACGCAGGCTTTTTGCCAGACCGGTAAAGCTGACTGGTGGCTCATACCATCTGCCGTTACTGATGCACTCGACATAATCCAGAATGTCACGGCGGTCGAGTACCGGCACCGGATCACCAAAGGTGAATGCCTCCATTTTCGGGGCGCTGGCGGTCATTGTTTTTGCCGCAGGTTGCGGTGTTTTCCCTTTTTTCTTGCTCATCAGTAAAACTCCAGAATGGTGGATGTCAGCGGGGTGCTGATACCGGCGGTGAGTGGCTCATTTAACAGAGCGTGCATGGTCGCCCAGGCGAGGTCGGCGTGGCTGGCTTCCTCGCTGCGGCTGGCCTCATAGGTGGCGCTGCGTCCGCTGCTGGTCATGGTCTTGCGGATAGCCATAAACGAGCTGGTGATGTCGGTGGCGCTGACGTCATATTCCAGACAGCCACGGCGAATAACGTCTTTTGCCTTGAGCACCATTGCGGTTTTCATTTCCGGCGTGTAGCGGATATCGCGCGCGGCGGGATAGAACGAGCGCACGAGCTGGAACACGCCGACACCGAGGCCGGTGGCATCAATACCGATGTATTCGACGTTGTATTTTTCGGTGAGTTTGCGGATGGATTCCGCCTGGGTGGCAAAGTCCATGCCTTTCCACTGATGGCGCTCAAGTATTCTGAATTTGCCACCGGCCACCACCGGCGGTGCCAGCACCACGCATCCGGCGCTGTCGCCACGGTGTGACGGGTCGTAACCAATCCATACCGGGCGGGAGCCGAACGGATTGGTGGCAAACGGCGTGTAGTCTTCCCATTCTTCCAGCGTGTCGACCATGCAGCGTTGCAGCTCCTCGAACGGGAACACTGACGCCTTGTCGTCAACAAATTCACACATGAACAGGTTTTTAAAATCGTCGGCGCTGTTTTCGCGTTTGAGCTGCTCAATGTCGAACAGCGTGCAGCCGCCTTTCAGCGCGTCCTCAATGGTGACAATCTGCCGCCACTGGCCGTCCGCACAGAGAAGACCTCCGGCAAGTGCGTTATGATTGACGTCGATTTCCACGCGTTCAGCGGCGCTGGCGCGTCCCCGGTTAAACAGTTCACCGGACCAGAACGGGTAGGCGTCGTGCGCCAGCGTGGACGGGGTGGAGAAATAGGTCGAGCGCAGGTGACTCTGTGAGGCCATACCTGATGCCACCTTACGCAGTACCTGAAAATTCGGGATCCAGAAAATCTCATCGACGTACAGGTCGCCGTTATGGCTCTGTGCGGTGTTGGAGTTGGTGCCGAGAAAAATCAGTTTTGCACCGTTATTGCCCAGGACAATCGGGTCACCGGTCAGGTCAACGTCAACCAGCCGGGCAAAGGCAATGATGTATTCGCGGAACACATACGCCTGCGTTTTACTGGCCGACAGAAAAATCTGGTTATGGCCGGTTTTCAGGGCGCGCAGCAGCGCCTCGCGGGAAAAATAAAACGTCGCGCCAATCTGGCGGGATTTCAGGATATCGCGGATGCGGTGCTCAAGTCCGGCGCGATACCAGTGCAACTGATATTCGAAAGACTGCTCAAAGAAAATCTGCTCCAGCTTTTCGATGGCCTCGTCACTGAAAAAATTCTTTTTCGGTTTGCGACGCCCGCCTTTGTTGCGGTTAGCGACGTTCGGATTAAGGTCTGCCTCGTTGCCGGTCTGACTGTAGCGGTTGACCCGCGCCAGTCGTTCAATCTGGCGTCCGAGCAGGTCAATTTCCTTGAAGTCACCGCCGGTTTTCTGCGGTTTGATGATGAGCTGGGTCAGCCGCGCTTCCAGACTCATTTCGACACGGCTGATGGGGGCAACGCTGTCCCAGCCGTCGCGCTGTTTCCAGCTCTGCACCGTCGGGCGTTTCATCTGCAACATGGCGGCAATCTGCGGCACGGAAAATCCCTGCCAGTACAGCAGCGCCGCCTGACGACGCGGGTCGTGTAAAAGAGTGGTGTCTGTGGTGATGGTCATGAATACCTCGCCGTGATGAATACACGGCAAGGCTACTGAGTCGCGCCCCGCGATTCGCTAAGGTGCTGTTGTGTCAGTGATAAGCCATCCGGGACTGATGGCGGAGGATGCGCATCGTCGGGAAACTGATGCCGACATGTGACTCCTCTAATCACTATTCAGGACTCCTGACAATGGCAAAAAAAGTCTCAAAATTCTTTCGTATCGGCGTTGAGGGTGACACCTGTGACGGGCGTGTCATCAGTGCGCAGGATATTCAGGAAATGGCCGAAACCTTTGACCCGCGTGTCTATGGTTGCCGCATTAACCTGGAACATCTGCGCGGCATCCTGCCTGACGGTATTTTTAAACGTTATGGCGATGTGGCCGAACTGAAGGCCGAAAAGATTGACGATGATTCGGCGCTGAAAGGCAAATGGGCGCTGTTTGCGAAAATCACCCCGACCGATGACCTTATCGCGATGAACAAGGCCGCGCAGAAGGTCTATACCTCAATGGAAATTCAGCCGAACTTTGCCAATACAGGCAAATGTTATCTGGTGGGTCTGGCCGTCACCGATGACCCGGCAAGCCTCGGCACGGAATACCTGGAATTCTGCCGCACGGCAAAACACAACCCTCTGAACCGCTTCAAATTAAGCCCTGAAAACCTGATTTCAGTGGCAACGCCTGTTGAGCTGGAATTTGAAGACCTGCCTGAAACCGTGTTCACCGCCCTGACCGAAAAGGTGAAATCCATTTTTGGCCGCAAACAGGCCAGCGATGACGCCCGTCTGAATGACGTGCATGAAGCGGTGACCGCTGTCGCTGAGCATGTGCAGGAAAAACTGAGCGCCACTGAGCAGCGCCTTGCTGAGATGGAAACCGCCTTTTCGGCACTTAAGCAGGATGTGACTGACAGGGCGGATGAAACCAGTCAGGCATTCACCCGCCTGAAAAACAGTCTCGACCACACCGAAAGTCTGACCCAGCAGCGCCGCAGCAAAGCCACCGGCGGTGGCGGTGACGCCCTGATGACGAACTGCTGACCGGCGTCAGTCAGTCCGGGAAAACCTTCACGATTAACCCTTAATTTCAGGAAAAACTATGCGCCAGGAAACCCGCTTTAAATTTAATGCCTACCTGTCCCGTGTTGCCGAACTGAACGGCATCGACGCCGGTGATGTGTCGAAAAAATTCACCGTTGAACCGTCGGTCACCCAGACCCTGATGAACACCATGCAGGAGTCCTCTGACTTTCTGACCCGCATCAACATTGTGCCGGTCAGCGAAATGAAAGGGGAAAAAATTGGTATTGGTGTCACCGGCTCCATCGCCAGCACCACCGACACCGCCGGTGGCACCGAGCGTCAGCCGAAGGACTTCTCGAAGCTGGCGTCAAACAAGTACGAATGCGACCAGATTAACTTCGATTTTTATATCCGCTACAAAACGCTGGACCTGTGGGCGCGTTATCAGGATTTCCAGCTCCGTGTCCGTAACGCCATTATCAAACGCCAGTCCCTTGATTTAATCATGGCCGGTTTTAACGGCGTGAGGCGTGCCGAAACCTCTGACCGCAGCAGCAATCCGATGCTGCAGGATGTGGCGGTCGGCTGGCTGCAGAAATACCGCAATGAAGCCCCGGCGCGCGTGATGAGCAAGGTCACTGACGAGGAAGGGCACACCACCTCTGAGGTCATCCGCGTGGGTAAGGGCGGTGATTATGCCAGCCTTGATGCACTGGTGATGGATGCGACCAACAACCTGATTGAGCCGTGGTATCAGGAAGACCCTGACCTTGTGGTGATTGTGGGACGTCAGCTACTGGCGGACAAGTATTTTCCCATCGTCAACAAGGAGCAGGACAACAGCGAAATGCTGGCCGCTGACGTCATCATCAGCCAGAAACGCATCGGCAACCTGCCAGCGGTACGCGTCCCGTACTTCCCGGCGGATGCGATGCTCATCACGAAGCTGGAAAACCTGTCCATCTACTACATGGATGACAGCCATCGCCGCGTGATTGAGGAAAACCCGAAACTCGACCGCGTGGAGAACTACGAGTCAATGAACATTGATTACGTGGTGGAGGACTACGCCGCCGGTTGTCTGGTGGAAAAAATTAAGGTCGGTGATTTCTCCACACCGGCTAAAGCGACCGCAGAGCCGGGAGCGTAACCGATGACGAGTCCCGCACAGCGCCACATGATGCGGGTCTCGGCAGCGATGACCGCGCAGCGGGAAGCCGCCCCGCTGCGACATGCAACTGTCTATGAGCAGATGCTGGTCAAGCTGGCCGCAGACCAGCGCACACTGAAAGCGATTTATTCAAAAGAGCTGAAGGCCGCGAAAAAACGCGAACTGCTGCCGTTCTGGTTGCCGTGGGTGAACGGCGTGCTGGAGCAGGGCAAAGGTGCACAGGATGACATTCTGATGACGGTCATGCTGTGGCGTCTGGATACCGGCGATATTGCCGGTGCGCTGGAGATTGCCCGTTATGCCCTGAAGTACGGTCTGACCATGCCGGGTAAACACCGCCGCACCCCGCCGTACATGTTCACCGAGGAGGTGGCGCTCGCGGCCATGCGCGCCCACGCTGCCGGTGAGTCTGTGGATACCCGCCTGCTGACGGAGACCCTTGAACTGACCGCCACGGCTGACATGCCTGATGAAGTGCGCGCAAAGCTGCACAAAATCACCGGTCTGTTTCTGCGTGATGGTGGTGATGCCGCCGGTGCGCTGGCTCACCTGCAACGTGCGACACAGCTCGACTGTCAGGCAGGCGTCAAAAAAGAGATTGAACGACTGGAGCGGGAGCTGAAACCGAAGCCGGAGCCGCAGCCCAAAGCGGCCACCCGTACCCCGCGTAAGACCCGGAGCGTGACACCGGCAAAACGTGGACGCCCGAAAAAGAAAGCCAGTTAACAACCGAATGCGCCCCGCGCCAGGGCGGCACGCCGGTCAGTGAGGGTGACCGGACTGATTGAATCGCTGTCACCGTCAGGGCGTCGGCGACTGAGCGCCGAACTGGCGAAACGTCTGCGGCAGAGTCAGCAGCGTCGGGTGATGGCTCAGAAAGCCCCGGACGGCACACCCTACGCGCCACGCCAGCAGCAGAGCGCCAGAAAAAAGACTGGTCGTGTTAAGCGAAAAATGTTTGCGAAACTTATTACCAGTCGTTTTTTGCATATCCGCGCCAGCCCGGAGCAGGCATCAATGGAATTTTACGGCGGGAAGTCGCCGAAAATCGCCAGTGTGCATCAGTTCGGTCTGTCGGAAGAAAACCGGAAAGACGGTAAGAAAATTGATTATCCGGCGCGTCCTCTGCTCGGCTTTACCGGTGAGGATGTGCAGATGATTGAAGAGATTATCCTGGCTCACCTCGACCGTTAGTTGTGCCATTCCCGACACCTCATCGTCACATTGCCGCCGGTATGACCCGGCGGCATCCTTCCCGTTATGAACACACTCGCAAATATTCAGGAACTCGCGCGCGCACTGCGCAACATGATCCGCACCGGCATTATCGTCGAAACCGACCTTAACGCCGGTCGCTGCCGTGTGCAGACCGGCGGCATGTGCACCGACTGGCTTCAGTGGCTGACCCATCGTGCCGGACGTTCGCGCACGTGGTGGGCACCTTCCGTGGGGGAACAGGTGCTGATTCTGGCCGTGGGCGGTGAACTCGATACGGCGTTCGTTCTGCCGGGGATTGCTGGCTGCGGGTGAATCACGTCAACGCGTGGCGCTGATTTTTGATATTGGCCTGTCCACGCTCTATAAAAAATTCCCCTCATCAGCGGCAAAGAATAAATTGTGTCATCCCTTAGCCAAAGTATCAGGCTTTAAGCGCGTCATAGACGAGCAGGACTGGACAATCACTAAGGTGACACATTTTCTGAATAATAGCGGCTTCACGACGTCCTTAGAGCTTGAGGTCAGGCTTTCTGATGTGGAGTACGAAACAGAAGATGATGAGTAATATTTTTATTTTATCTGTTTGTTTTATAAGGGTAAATTAACTAAAATGGCACCATCAACAAAACCGGAAGAGGTGCTCGCGATGTTTCATTGTCCTTTATGCCAGCATGCCGCACATGCGCGTACAAGTCGCTATATCACTGACACGACAAAAGAGCGTTATCACCAGTGCCAGAACGTGAATTGCAGCGCCACGTTCATCACTTATGAGTCGGTACAGAGATACATCGTGAAGCCGGGAGAAGTCCACGCCGTAAGGCCGCACCCGTTGCCGTCAGGGCAGCAAATTATGTGGATGTAA